ACTGATTCACCATCATCTAATACAGCAGACCCTACTTGTCCTAATCCTACGTTATTAGCTTCATTTACTGAGTATGTATTAATTGCCATCTTGTTTCTCCTTGCTTATGACTTACCGAGCGTGACTTATCTCATGGTCATATTGGTTAAAAATCATATCCTCTAATAAAATAAGAAGTACCATCTTTATTTATATCAGATTCTTTTTTTGCTTTATTTAATTCTTGTTGCCATAAATTTCTAAAATATATAGCATTGTTTATCATATCAGGTTTTTTTTCATAACCTCTTGCTACTGCATAATGTGTTAATGTTTCATGAAACTCTGCTGGTATTGCTGGACTTTCTTCCATTCCAATACCTGTTCCTGTATCGCTAGAAATAAAATCTTCATCTCGTTTAGTAAAATGCAATGTTACTATATCTACAGTAGAAGGAGAAGTAACGCTAGTATTAGTTGTACTAGAAGTTTTTACTATGCCTATTTTATTATCTTTTATAAACCACGCATGGTTTTGTGCTGCTGTTTTAACTGCCATCTGTTTTCTCTGGTAATCCTGATAATCTACTTATTTCATAATCATTTATATCAACTCTGTTTATTTTAATAACATTAGAATCAATACTATAATAACGTGTGTCTACAACTGTATTAAATGTTGTAGTACCTGATAATATTTCTGTTTCTCTACAAAATTCTTTTAATGCTTTATTTAAATATAGCCTTGCTTCAGTTTCTCCCATATTTGGATGATGCATACGTATAATTTCAATCATTTGTGCTTGTGTCATGCTTGTGGCTGTACTCCTCTAAGTATCTGTGCTTTTTCGTTATACATTTGAGTAAGCTTATCATACTGTGCTATAAACCAATTGTATTTAGTAGATGCTCGTTGCAATGCACTTGAGAACACTGTGTTTTTTGCAGATAATTCTTCTTGATGAGTCTGTATATATGTACCAATTTTTTGTAATTGAGCAGATGCTAGTTCAACATCTTCATCTGTTTGTATCATATCACCTGCAACTTCAAACCAATCACTAAAATCTGTTTTAGTATTACCTGTACTTAACGTAGTAGTAAGTTCTTCTGCTGTACCAGCTATTGAAGGTTTAGTTATCCCTGCAGGTAATTGAGAAAATTCTTCATACATAGACCTAACTAAATATTTTCTTGCAGCACCTGTAACAATAAAATCTTCAGCTTGAATAGGAAGGTCAGTAGTTGATTTCATATTGTATTTAACTACAGGATAAGTCAATCCTATTATTTCACCTTGTTCATATCCATTTATTAAAGGCCTAATATGTATATTTCCGCTTTTTATAAAATATGAAGGGCTTCTTTTTGTAGCAAAATGAATTGAATTTGGGTCATTAGATTGTTGAACTAAACCGCTTGGAACAATTTTAGCACTATATCCATCTCGATTAACTTCTAATAATTTAAATTTTCTAGTATTAAAAGATTTTTCTAAAACTACAACTACATCTCTTCCACCTGCTATAATATCAGCTGTTGTTCCATTAACGCCTCTTTCTATTCCTATATTTAATCCACTTATAGAAATAACTTTCATTCTTTCTGGGTATGTAGTAGTACCAGATTTACTAGCAATAATAGAACCAACTTTTAAATGAATAAGTGTTCCAGCCGAAGTTAATGGAAGTACAACTACGTCAGTTGCAATATCACTACTTCCATCTACATTTTTTCCACAATCATTAAATTGCTCTGCTTCTGTAAATCTATGTGTAGAAGACGCTGATATAAGCATTTCTGGATTCATAATGTCAATAGCATTCATAGCTTCTTCAGTCAGCCATTCAGTAAATGCGTTTTGGTCTATTGAATCAGCAGAAATTGCGTCTCCTACTAACGCTACTATTCTTGTTGCAAATGTTTGATACATATTTAATTAAAGTTTAGGTGACTCACTTGATAGGCTATGGTTTCACGAACCTCCACGTTTCTTGCGGCCACCATTTTTTTATAAAATTTTAATAGGCTTTCTTAGAGCGTCCATAACTGGGTCTTTTTTTTTACTCGGTTTGACCGCTTTCTTTTTTACTATTTTCTTTTTTTTCATAATTTTTCCATAAGAGGAGGGGCATAAAGCCCCTCACTCTTTTAGTTATTGTATTTAAGCTTCACTTGCCCAAATACCTGTACAACTAACCATGTACCAACCAACATTACCATCAGCAACTAGTTTACAACTGTCTCCAGTTGTTGCAGTAGCTTTAGTATTTATGAGGTCTTTGTTATCTACTCCACCGAGTACAACATTAGTACTAGCACAAGTTGTCCCATGAATAGCATCACTAGCATTAGGGCTAATAGTAATAATGTTATTACCATCTGCTCCAATGTTAACAAATGTATATTCAACACCTTTAGCACTTGCAGGTAAAGTCACTACTTTAGCATCAGTTCCAATAAGAAATATTTTCCCACTATCACCAGAGCCAAGAGTTTTATTATCTGTAAGTGTTTCTACACTTGCATTCGAACCACCTAAATAAGGTCTAGCCATAATTAGCCTCCTTACGCTGTGATTTTAAACAGAGAATGACTCTCAATTAGCTGTATACCAAGTCCTTCATCAGACATATATTGGTCTTTAACGCCATCAAAGGCATTGTCAGTTTTAATATTAGCCTGATACATTGCTGGTCTGTACTGTGCATGGAATAGATTCTCATCAGAGACTACAGCCATGTACTTATTATACTGATTACGCAATGCTGGAGTTGGAATTAACTGTAACATGCCATGAGGTGTTTCAAGTACTCTATAGTTAAAGCCTAATGAATCACGTTTCATGTCACCAAGGTTAACACTCCATCCAGAATTTCCAGATAATCCAGAATCACCAGCCATTTTAGACCAGTATCCTAAAGCACCAGCACCTACAAAAGCACGCTTAACACCTGCTTCTGGTACATACTGAAATACTTTTTCCATATCATCTACAAAGTTACCATAAGAATAACTTGCTTCAGAAACAGTAAAGATATTTTGATAATCTTTAGTTGCATCTGAAGAACCGTAATTTTCTATGGCGCTTACAATCCCATAAGTAGTTCTTATAAGATTTCCAGCTGTATCTGTCCTTCCACTATCTGTAAAAGATTCTCCAGTAGCACCGTCTCTAGCATCAGCTAAATCTGTACCACCCATTCTTTTACCAAATAAGAAAGCTTTTTCTTTTTGCATTTTGTGTTCTTGTGCTTTCTGTCTGCGCAATCTTGCTAATTCAGATGACTCACCTTTTAAAACAGCAGCTTGAAGCGTACCTGTTACTTGTAAAGGAGTTTTAAAAATCTGAGTAGAATTGTGAACAACTGAAAGTTCATCAGCCCAAGCATCTGGTGCAGAACTACCTTCACCATGTGCATTACCAACTACACAAAAATAATCATCATTAGAAACTGAAATAGCACTTAATGCTTTTACAGTAATGTGATTAGCTTCTGGTATAGCTGTAATAATTGCAATACCTCTGTTAGTTGTTTTAGTTACATCCCATATTTCACAAGTTAACCCAATCCAAGAAGAATCTGGTGAAGATGATAGATTATAAATACCATCAACTTCTAAAGAATCTCCTGCATCATTATTGTCTAATGTAGCTCCTTCTGCAGCTTGAAACTCTTGTTTTACCCAAGGGTTCCTATGTTCAAACATTTTGAATATAGGGTCTGGTACTGAACGCATTTCCTGATTACTAACCATTGTAGTAAAAGGAGCAACATCAGTCCATAATTCCTTAGTAACTTGTGGGTCTACATGAAAATCTCGTCTTTCATCGAAGATAACTCCACTAGCACCAAGGTTTTTTGTTGTTGCAGCCATTTATGACTCCTTTTATTAGCGTCCTAGTAATGCATCACTAAATGACTGCTCTTCAGTTCTTGGCTGTTCAGACTTTCCTGTAATTACAGAAGGGTCTTTAGGTACCGATAACCTTTGAGCTTGATTTTGCATTTCTTGTGTTTTTTGTTGCACTACTGGGTTCGCATTTGTTCTTAATTCAAATAACTTAGCTAAATTATCCATAGAGAGATTATCAGGAGCAGAAGCCCATTGAATGAACTGACCTGCTTTTTGATTATCCCAGCCATATGAATTAACAGCATGACTATATGCTTGTTGCCTCATAGACTCTTCTTGTTGAGCAGCAGCTTGTCTTTGATACGCTGCTTGCATATCAGACTGACGCTGTGAATCAACACTTTTTAGATAACCAAGATAGTCATCTCTATAGCTTTCTTTAGCCATTCGATACTGAAACGACTTTGATTCTGGGTCGTTATAAGCATCGACTTCATTGTAATTAACTGGTTTTTCAGGTTCTGTTGGCTCCTTCAACGAAGACTGCTGAACTCCCATTTGGGTTTGTCCTACAGGTTGTCCGTTGGAGAGCTTGGTTTCTAAACTTTGGAGAACCTCTGGATTTTGACGTATCATTTGCTCTACAGGTTGTAGACCATTTTTATAATACTCCAGTTCTTCTCTAAGCCCAGACAACTCACTCTTGGCTTTATCAGCCTGTGACTGCCAGTACTCATACCTATTAGTGTCTTCCTTTTGGTCAACACTGTTTTCTGTGGTTTGGCTAATTGGTTCTGCAATCTCTTGCCCTGTAACAGGGTTTAGGTCAACGTTAGGAACTGATTCAACTTGAGGTGCCTCTCCAGACAGCTCTCCTTGAAACATTTCTACGTTACCTGCGGGTGCAGTACCAGCATCAACTACTTCCAAATTTTCCATATTCTTTTCCTTTTTTGCGATTTGGTTAATTCCAGCAACCGCTTCCTCAATTCTTTATGTTTCATCTAAACTTAATATGCGTTCATTCATATTACGCTGTGGATTAGATTCACTTGCATCTGATAAATCATTTCTGGCTAATTTAAGTTCATCACCTAATCTAGCTTTATATAATTGTTGTGCCATTTCTATTTTAGCTTCTGCTTTAGCAAGTTTCTTTTCAAATTCTTTTACTTCTACACGCTTTCTATCATGTAATGATTCTCTTTGTGCAGTTTGCAAATCACCTTTAAGCTTTTTAATTTCTTCAGATTGTGACTGTACTTGTTGTTGCATCTGTTGCATTTGTCCATTTCTTTCAAGAACACCTTCCATGTCTGCAACATCAGTTTGTTTTAACAATTCTATTTGGTCAATTAAACCAGCTTGATATAATTGCATGTAGTACTCAAACCTTGCCCAACGATTACTAGGTAGTGTTGAACCAGATGCTACAATAATATCATACTTGCCTACAGTAATATCATTTAACTTACCTACTACATTACCTATATCATCATACAACGGACTATTTACTACAACCTCTTTAGGTTTATTGTTTGGTTGCATTAGTCTTAAAACTTTTTGGTCTGTATATACATACTGAATTAAACCTAGTACTACTTTACCTAATTGATTTAATCCTTCTTCTATATCATCTCTTTTAGATTTAATTCTTCTTTGACCGTATTCATCTAAGGCTACAGTTCCTTTAAAAGTTTGTGGTGCAGCACTCATATCGCCCTGCATTAAAGCGTATATACCAAGTATTTTTTCAATATCAGCTTTAGCATCTGCCTCATTTTTATATAACTCATTTGGCAAAGGAATTGGGGATGCTACTACAGGACTGCCTAACTCTGGGTCAAACTCTATAACCGCTGTTCCAGCCCTACCCCAATCTTGTTCTACTTGCTGCTTGTTTACTGCACCACGAGGAATTAATAATTTTACGTTTGTACTACTAGATGCGTGTGCAATTATTAATGAGCGTATTTTATTAATGTATTCTTGCAATCCTTTTACAAGTCTAACATCTGACATTGGATAAGGGTTACGATTAAACCCATTCATAATTGGTACTATAGGATACTCTTCTATAGGCAGTATTGATTGATATAACATTACATCACCTACAGAAACACATTGTTTAATATTTGTTATTTCAATTTGATTAACTAATATTTTTTCTTCTCCTATTAAATGCATCTTACTAGCAATATCTATATGGCTTGTAGAGTTTGGAATAGAACCTTGATGCTCTTCTCCTGCCATAGGAACTGTTTGTCCTGACGCAGGGTCTTGCATTAAATGAAATGTATCTCCTACACTATCATGTAGTTGAACATAACCTCGTACTTCTTTTTCATCTGTAAATATTTGTTGCTCACCATTAGAGTTAGTTAAAATAACTATCTGTTCATTTTGATAATCTTTATACTCTTCCTCATTTAATACTTTTTCTTCATTTGAATAAGGGTCGTATATTTTATAATAAGGCATACGTATTTTTGTATACCTTGTAAACATCTCTAGCTCTCTATCTCCTGATAATTCTTCTCCAGCAATTCTACTTTTTAAAGTAACGTCTTCTGATTTTAAACTATGTCTGCTTTCTGAAGTAATATTTATATGGCTAGTTTCTTGAGAATTTTTTATTTGCTCTTCGTACTCTGGATAAAATTGAATTAATTGATTTTCACTCATTAATTTTGCTACTAAGATATGCCCAGAGTCTCTGCAAAAAGGGTCTTTACTGCTAGGGTCAAAATAAACTTCGAGTGGGTCTAGTGATTTAAGACAAACTTCACCACGACCAAAGTCTTTATCTGGGTCTGTATATGCCATCATAACTCCCATGCCCTTAACATAGTAGTCATCAATAGCTTGTTTAAGTTCTACGTTGCCATTGGAATTATCCCAGACGTAGGACATTAAATCAGAAAAAATACGACCAACTTCTGTATCGCTAGTCTCTCTGGCAGTAGACTGAAATCGTGGCTTATTAGCAGTAAGCAATGCTTTTGCTTGTTCTACTGCTGAAAAAATTACATTTACTACAATTGGTTCTTGAGCTTTATTACGTAAAGCATCAGACTGTTCCTTTGTCCATTGTTTACCATTACGAAACTCATTATCCTCGACAGCTTGTTTTGCCCAGTTTTCTCTAGAAGAACTGTATTGGCTTAAAAGGTCGTGGGTAAATTGTACTTCTGGGTCTTTAAAATTAGAGTTGTTATGCATGTATAAAGAGTTTGTTAATGAGTTAAACTATAAAGTTAAGTAAAAAGTTCCAAATTAAGATGTTTTCCAATCATACTTTTTTGCAGTAGTTCTGTTGTTGGATTGATTGCTCTTATTTTCTACTACATGATTTGGTGTATAACATTTTTTCATAGCGTAATACAAACCATCTAATAAATCATCATGCTTACCTCTAGGGTACAATAATAATTCATCTTTTAAAGATAATTGACTTTTTTTAATATATACTTTTTTTTGTGCAAAGTATGGCTCCATTGTTTCAAGTCTTGATGACTTACTAGTTCGTGGCGATTCTTTTATTTCTAATCCACTAATAAATAATTTTTCTTCCTCTGTTCTTTGTCTTAAATACTCTCGTAACATTTCTTGATAGCCTACAGACTCAATACGTACTTTTACAGGTTTGTATAGTTTAAAATACTCTATAATGCTTTCTGCTAAATTCATAGGGGTTGCTCTTTTGCGATAATATTCTAGAATATACCGATTATTATTATTATCAACTGCTACAGGCATAATAACACTATAGTCAGCTGTTTTGCGTATTGAGGATGCAGGGTCAACCCCCATAAAGACGTTTACTGGTATTTTATCAGTACCAGTATTTAAATAATGTTGATTATCTTCATCTATTTCTAGTTCGTAATCATGGTATTGTATATAGTCTTCTTTAAACAGCTGGTCTTCATCTCCAACTATCTGACATAGATACTCTCTATAAAAAACACTTACTCTTGCTATAGACTCTAACTCTTCTTTTTTTTGTTTTAATTTTTTTATAGGTTGCCATTCTTCCCACAGTGCTATCTCTTTATCCATGTCTGGACTAAAGTGCATATTGTTCCAACCTTTCATTTCTTTTAGTACTTCTACTAAGCAGCGTTGGTGCTGCGGTGTGCCAATAACAATTATTTTGCCTTTCTTAGGGTCTAGTGAAGGAACTGCTGATTGCAATAACCATCTAAGGTTTTGCTCCATAGCTTCAGCAGTTTTAGTATTATTTTCATCTTCTGGGTCATCTACAATAATTAATGTAGGTCTTTGACTGCCTACTTTAATACCTCTAAGCTGTTGACCTGTACCTTTACATATTATCATAGAGCCATCTTTTAACTCTATCTCTGATTTAGCCCATTGTTTTGCACTATGTTGCCCCCAATATCCATATATAGCTCTAAACGTTTCACTATAATCAAGTGTATCTTTAATTGTACCTAATAATTTTATAGCATGGTCTTGTGTTCTAGATACTAAGACTATTAATTTATTCCCCTCGTGATGCATAAGGTGGTATAAAGGGTACACACCACCCACAATGGAGGATTTAGCATGACCACGAGGGGCAATGATGTTTACTTGCTTGGAGGCATTATCAAGTAAAGCATCAGCAATCTTATAATGAAAATCTGGTGAAGGTACAGTAAACATACTTGGCATTATAATTTTACCAAACATTATCATACTCTTCTTTAATTTATTTATAACTAGTTTATTATCTTCTGCCACGTTTTTTCTTTTTAGGTTTAGGGCATGATGTAAGACTACGTATCATTGTTTCTTCATAATACCCAGTTTTTATACCACAATGCTTATGATTACCACAGTCTGTAGCAAATGCACAAGTTCTATCTATAATGGGACAATACGCAAACATTAATAAATATCGTCACTCCATAGCATTCCATAGGTTTCCATTTCTTTTAAAGCATCAAGTGCTACGGAAGAAAGAAAGTCAGGGTCACTAGTAGGCATAGCTGCTATAACGTGTAATGCTCTAATAGATACTTCTAGTTGGTCTTCCATAATATTAGCATTAACATGCTCGTATTCTTCATCAGGAGTCAGGTCGTTCATTTGTTTCCTCTTTTCTTTGTAATGTTAACTTGTTCTCCTCCATTGCTATAGTATCAGCTATTTGTTTTGTAACATCTATCTGTACTGTATCTGTTAATACTTTTTTACTAGGTTTCATTTCTAGTAAATCCATTATTGAATCATTTGCTTTTAAAAAATTATTTACATCGCCCTTACCTTCTGCCATATGTAATGCTCTTAGTAGGTTATCTACTGCAAACTCTTTGTTAACGCTTTTTTTAGACAATAACTCTTTTAATTTTTCTTCTACCATATTCTTTGTAACCTTTTGTTTTAAAAATCTACGAACAGTTGCTGCAGGTATTTCTTGGTCAGGTCTATATATGTTGCCTAGTTTATCAAAATCTACCTTATCCCCAGATAATAACATATTTGCGTATGCCCCTACAGTATTCTTTGCTCTTGTAGTGTTTATTTCTTGTTCTTTCCAATCCTTAGCTGGATTTGTTTTAGAATAGCACTCATATGCGTGATTTAATTCAAATTTTATTGTAGAGAAAGAACTTCCCCACCCTACACCACATGTTAACTTAATAAATGTTCGTATATTCCCATTTTTATCTGTATAGTCTTTTTTAGAGACACACTTACTAACATAATTATCATCTGTAAGACCCCAATCTCCAGTATCGCAGTCTTTCCAGTATAAATAATTTATTTTTTTATTATCTGCTTCCTCTTTTGTATATATAGAGTATTCAGCAGTTTTATGGTTAATTCTTCGTTTTATTTTTATCATAATCTCTAGTAACTGTTACTATATAGTAACTGTTACTATATAAGTAACTTATATATATAACTATATACTTTAATCCATACTCTCATCAGACTTATATCCTTGCTTCTGTTCAATAATTTTGGATATAATCTTAAATTCAGCTTCTAGCTCTTCTGCACTAGAGTCCATTCTATCTAAAAGAGTCTGATAGTTAGCTTCAGACATAGTAGATTCTTCCCATTTGCCTGTAGTTGTGTTAAATACTTCGTAAATTCGTTTTTTATTGCTCATGTCCTTTTAAGTTAAAGTTAAACATTATGTTAATTCAAACTAAAAGTTTAATAATATGTTCCACTACTCTTGTAGAAATATACTTTAGAATGTGTGTGAGAGGTATATAGGTTACCCTACCCCCTTACATTAAGGGTTGTGGGGTTGAATTAGGTTGAGTTGAAACATCGAGTTAGGTTGAGTTCGTTACACTCACCCTTTATTAACCCCTCCCTTACCATACATCTGGCGACCCCCTGTCTGCACACAGACAGCCGCAGTCGCACAGGTATTCCCCCATATGTACGTGTGGTGGGTATTATATAATCCTTACATATTGTTAGAGTAATCCTAAATCTCTGGTATTTAGTTAACTTAACTTAGGAGATTGAAATCAATGAATAAATACTTACAAAATACTGGTTATTTCTTTGTAGGCACAGGTGTTATACTTTGTGCTGGTGCAAAAGTAGCTTACACATATGCATCAGCTGGAGTTGAAACAGTTGTTAATATTGGTAAGCGTGAAATGTGTACTGAAGAGTTACATGGTCATCATGACGGATGTCCTGCTTGTGACGCATAGTACATAATACTAGGGGGGTGCAAATCCCCCCAAAGATTTTATCCTAGATATGTTTAGTTTTACATCAATTGGAGTGTAAAAAGTTTACATATCGTATATCGTATTAGGGGTAGGCATTGGAGGTCACGCAGTAATCTACTCACCATCAGCGTGTACCGAGTAGTACCTACCAAATTGAGTACTATCCCTAATATAACTTAATCCTTTATCTATAAATAAATATAGAGGTATATATGATAGTATGTATTAGTGAACGGAGCTTGTACTACGAATTTCAAGATTTAAACTCAGGCTCCGTTGAGTTAATAAACAGAGACAGGTTCAATACTAAAGAACTTGCTCGTGATGAGGCAACTCATAGATTTGCACAGAACAGTGCTATACAATCTGTAGAGTTTACTCAATAATACCAAAAGTCCCTGCGTAAAATTCCCTATAATTAGGTTGCAGGGCAAACTTTTTTAATAACAATGGAGTGTAAATAATGGAAAAAGACAACAGAGATATATTGGCAACACCAATAATGTTCAAAGATGAAGAAATCAAAACATTGAGAGCTTTAAAAAAACAGAATAATAAACGTATCAAGGAACTTGAACATAAATGTAGTCAATACAACAGATTATGTAGACAATATGTAAGTAACTTACAAAAAAAGAATGATGAAATATGGAACTTAAAAGCCAAATTAAAAGAGGCTGAAAAGTTCAATAAAATGCAAGACTAATGATGTGGGGGTATGCAAATGCCCCCATTAATCCTTTATCTATAATATTTTTAATAACAACAATGGAGTATAATATGAAAGCATTAAACATAGAAATGGTGCTAAAATTAATAAATAATAGTATTTACGAATTAAGTAAAAATATAACAACAATAGAAAACCTACCTAATTATCTTGATAACGAAGATTATAGGAATGATGTTAAACATCTTAATGGTAAGATTAAAGGTTTAGAAGATTTAAAAGAAAAGATAAACATCTTATTTTAACATAAAATTAAGGGTAGATAATTAATACTGTGACGACAGGGCGGTATGCAATCAGCCAACTTTCTACCCTTAAAAAAATCCTATATATACACTAACAATTAACAAAAAGAGGGAGGGGGATTATAAACAAGCACCAAGCAATTTTACTAAATGTGCAACTTCGTTGCTCTTTTACTATTATTAACTTAATCCTTTATCTCTGGTGTTTATTTTAAACATCATAATCAAAATAAGGAAGATACTATGAGTAAATTGTCAAAAGTTCTACAGAGTTACTGGAAATCAATCGAGAAAGTCGTTGAAACACGCAATGAAAAGCGAGCCAGTAAACGTATTTGGTTTAATAAATCTGTTAATACTAACGGAGTATGGCAGGATACAGCAATACAAATGGACGACATAAAAGATGTAATTGATGAGGGATTTATTGTAAATATGTTCATCAAAGACATTGAGACATGTGAAGACGAGTTCGTAGAAACTACTGATATATTAACCAAAGCTAAGTTTATGCTTGCAGAGGGCACAGTACATCATTGTAAAAATGATACTCTAAGATATATGGTAGTGTCTACTGAAGAGTAAATAACCTTATCAGTTCACAATAAAAATAGTGTGGTGTCAGTAATTGGCACCACATTATTGTGCTAAATGTGTTCCTTCATCCTTCAGTCACTCTTTACTTTTAGCTCGCAAAAAAGCTCACAAAAAACGGAACCACAATAAACAAGCTACTTTTTAAACAAGTTTTTACAGTTTCCTTTATTTATAGATTAAGAGAATGTGTTGGTAGTTAATACAAACATGTCCCCTCTTAAATCAACTGTCGCAAGCAATCATAATTACCCTGCTTTCATGCCTGTTTTAGGTACCATAATCTGTATAATCTAAAAGAAACAGCAGAGTCATTCGAAAGCGTAATTATCAATCTTGGATTAGACTAATTAACTAATCAATCAGACAGCGTAGATGTTCCATAATTAGAGGAACTAAATGTCTAATTAAACAAGGTTTGCTCTGTACCTTGGCAACAAACAGAGCAAATTTTATTTACGTTGAAATATAGTTCCCAAGTTGCAACTGATGTCACTAATACGATGGGAGTGACCTTTATTTTCAACGACCTATGATGAGTCTAGTATAAAAAAACTATGTGAGTGAAAATAGACCGAGAAACCACACATCATAAAATATTAAAAGCCCTTTGAAACAAATCCTTACTATAGCTCCTTTCATATTGGTTATCATTCCGCAGGTAAGTTGATAAGTAGGAGGGCTTTAAATTGTGAGAGTCACCGATGAACAGAGAAGGTAAAATTGACTATATCTAACTGTCATAACTCTGTGAAAATGCTGGGCAGTAAACCGTTCCTATGACGATAGGTCTGTCAGACTATAAACATACGCGGTTAAAGAGTGTAGCACTCTTAGGGGCTAACTCTCACATAAATATGGTGTTAACCGCTTAATTAATAGTAAGCAGAGACGTCCATTAATGTTAACACCAACAATATAAGAGGTTATGCACATTAACATTCGTTAACGTCATGACATCAGCCACCATTGGAAGAAACTATACATCTTATAGTAGTATAGTAGAGTACAAGGCATGCGATAAACCTACCACGAGTTTGCAACAAGTGTCAGTAGGGGAAGCGTGTCAGGGTTGTGTATAACCTCTAAAAATTAAACAAACAAAAACAAGGAGTAACAAATGATAATAACAGAACAAGATTTTGCAATAATGTGCAATTGTCATGGAGGTCATCCTGAAGACTTTGAACGATTCAAAAAATTAGGTGTTTGGATATTTGAAGACGGAAGGATAATAGAACAAGAAAAGAAAAACTAATAGTAATTCTCTTAGGAATAAATTAAATTATAACAGGAATAAAGGAAGTAATTATAATATTCATCTTCCTTTGGTACATAAACTGCTTCCTTTATTTCTAATATTAAAACAAACGGAGGTAATTATGAGATGTATGATACATCCAGACGTTAAACCAGAAATGATTGAAACTAGTTATGTAGAATTAGATTCAATAACTGAAGAGTATATAACTAAAAGTCACGATGTTGTGTATTGTCCACAATGCTTTGAAGATGCTTATGAAACAGGTAAAACTATGCGTATGCAAATGCAAGCAGCCCCATTCAGATACGAATTAACTAAAGAAGAATGTAGTGCAATTGAAATACAAAATAAACTAAGAGACTTAGAAAGTAACCATATTGATAGATGGTTAGAAGGAGGCGAACATAAATGAATAAACTAGCATTATTTGGTCAATTAAGTAAAACATTGGGTTATCTTGCTTTTGGTTTAAACAATGTGTTGCGATTTGTAGGCACAGCAACTAGTAAAGTTGGTAATGTTGTTAGTAATAAACAACGTTACGACATAGAAGTACTAGTTGATGGAGCTACAACAATAACACACAAAAATCAAACAGAAATACAATTACGAGATTGTCTCGAAGGTATGGATAGATTTGGTGTCACAGAAGTAATAATAAAACAACATATTACAGAACAACAAAAGGAGAAAAAAAATGACAACTAAAGAACTACTTAAAGATATACAAGAGTTTCTTGACCAACTTGGTACAGCTAAACCATTGTATATAACTAAAGCTAAAGAGTTATCAAAAGCTATTGATTATCACATGGGAGTTTTAGATAATGTATCTTAAACTAAATGATAAGGGTAGATTGCAGTTTGGAATAATGTTAACACTAGACGAAGTAGATACAATAATACTTGGATTAGAACAAGTTCCTATGGAAAAAGCTGATGTATTACAATCAGAATTATTTCATTTAAAAGCTAAAGCAAAAATCAAAGGAAGAAAAACCTATGGAGAAACAAAAAAACTGTGACCATGTAAACAAAGTATATATTCCTGCAGAATTTGAAAATAATGTACAGGAAAATTTAGTTTGTTTAGATTGTTACAATAACTTACCACTAGAAAGGGAAAACATATGAGTCCAGCATTTATAGATAACATGGTGTACGTTGGAGAAACACCTTGGCATAAACAAGGTACTAAAGTACAAGAAGCACCAACAATAGAAGAAGCATTATATCATGCTAAACTAGGTTGGAAAGTAAATAAACGTAAAACATATTATTTTGATAATAATATACACACTCAAGCAATGCCTACTGGAGGATACTGCACATATAGAGCAGATACTGGTCAGGTATTAGGTAAAGGTGTATCTGAAAGATATGGTGTTTTACAAAACGAAGAAGCTTTTGCTCCATTTGAACCATTACTAGATATGGGTTTCAAACTAGAAACAGCTGGTAGTGTTCAAGATGGAAGAAAAGTATGGGTGCTTGCTAAATCACCAGAAAAATACACAGTTGGTAGCGATGATGCTATAGAACAATATGTATTACTATATACATCACACGATGGTTCAGCTGGTAGCGTCTTTAGACCTACAGGTGTTCGTGTTGTATGTTATAATACTATTGAATTAGCATTGTCAAAACAAGCTAAGTGGAATTATTCATTAAAACATACTAGTAGTATTAAAGAACGAGTAAAAAACCTTACAGATATAATAACAAAATCTAACGGTGATTTTAACGCTGCTATTGTTGACATGAACAATTTCAACGAAATAGAAATAGGTGAAGACTCATTAGACCTATACCTTGAAACAGTTATACCATTCTTAAAAGACAGAAACAAAGAATCTAATCCAAAATTAGATATATTTGTACGCAACACTGCGTTACCTGTATATAATAAGATAAAAGATAACTTTCATAATGGTATGGGTAATAAAGGTAAAACACTTTGGGACGCTTATAATGCTGTTACACAATATTATACACATGACAAACAATACAAAGACTGGGTAAGAACTACACAGTTTGGTGCAGGTTATGATTATAATGTTAAAGCATTTAAAGTAGCTCAAAAATTCGTTAAACATTACAATAATCATCAACACATTAGTTCAAATTAGGAGGTAATTAATGAGTGACTTTAAAACAGCAACTATTACAGAAAAACTAAATTACATACAACATGAGTTGAAAGTAAAAAAGTCTAATGTAAACAATTTTGCTAAATTTAACTACAGAACACTAGACGATGTCTTTGAAAATGTAAAGCCATTACTAAATAAAACTGGCTGTATTATTACAGTTTCTGACGATTTAGTAGACAGAAATAATGGTACATACATTAAAGCAACAGTTGAACTATCTGATGGAAATGATTCTATATCTGTAGATGCATTTGCTAGAGAGTCTGTTGGTAAAAAAGGCATGGATGACCCACAAATGACTGGCACAGCATCAACGTATGCTCGTAAATATGCATGCAATGGTTTGTTTGCTATTGACGATACAGAAGATTCTGACAGTATGGATAATCGTAAACAGACGTTGCTAAATGGTAATGAACCTACAAAAGGTCATATAACTGTAGAGCAAAACATCAAACTAGATAGATTATCACGTGACCCAGCTTTAAAAGGTTCTGGAACTTCAGCAAAGGTTAGAAAGTTAATTGACGAAAACCCTACTGAAGAAAGAGCAGCTAAAGCTATAACTAAATTACAAAACGCAATCAAAAAAGCAAAGGAGACTAAATAATGGCTGGAAGTTACAGACAAGTTGTAAAAGCTAAATCAGTATCAGTAAGATACAATGAACCACCTAAATCATATATGTCATGGAACAATGATATATGTTTAGATGTTGTAATAGAGAAACAAAGTAAAGATGGTGAATCGTATGACTATACATTCATAATATTTGGTAACTTTAAAAGAGACAACCCTAAGAATCAATGGGGCAGTGCATTTAAAGTTGCTAAATTCTTTGAAGCTGTTGGTGTAAACACTAAAAACATTGGCAGTGACATGGTAATACCTGATGGTTGGTTTGACCAAGCAGTAGGTAAAGAGTTTTCTTACATTACATATCCTAGTGATAGGGTAAAAGATGATGGTAAGCCATTCTGGAATGACTTTGATATTGTTATGTCACCTGCTGCTGGTCAAGATGCTCACAAAGCAGAATTTGACAAGCAAGTAAATGACGGCTGGATAAAAGTCTTTCAAGAACCAACTGAAGAACCTTCTGCTGATAGTTCTGACGTTGATGACGATATGGACTTATAATGTCTAAGCCTACAGTAAAAGGAATATTACTGCAATGGCTTAAATCTCGTATAGATGCTGGTAACTTTCAAGTTGCCAGCCACGAGATTGAGCAGGATTTAAGAGATTATGCTTTATTATTTTACGACACAATGTTTAATGCAGGTACTGCAGGAAGACAATGGCGTGAATTTAAACGTAATCCTGAATTAATGAAAGCTATTGATGTAAAGGAAGTTAAACAAGTACAAACAAAAAGCACAGAACACACATGGGAATTAATAACTATCTAATAGAATACGCAATCAATACAGTTGCAAATCGCAAAAAGTTCTGTACACTTGCTGATTTTAAAGACGTGTTAAACAAAAACAAAGGCAGAGAAATATATCGAAGTATGTTTCTTTACGACCCTGATGAAATAACAAAACACGTAGAAGAAAACAACAGTGTAGCCAGATACAATGGTAAGCAAGCAATAGATAAGTTGTACATTGACATCGATTTAGAAGGTCAAAAACAAGGTGACGTAACTATAAATAAAGTTGGCATGCTTGTTAATGATATTCTAGAACTAGGTGTAAAACATGAACATATTAACGTATGGTTTTCTGGTAGAGGATTTCATCTACATCTACCAGACATCTATGGTTTTAAACCAAGCAGCAGTATTGCTGCACAAGTTAAAGCTACAATGCAAAGAGATTTTGCAAAGTACATAGATAATATCTACGATAATACTAGACTTATTCGTGCTAGTTATTCTCTTAACAAAAAATCAAACAGATACAAAGTTCCCTTACCTTTATCAGCTGTAACTTCTAATGTGTGGGAATACACATATGTATTGGATTTTGCTAAATCTAATTCTAAAATGTACGCCCATAAAAAGTTGCCTGATGAGGTAAGTGAGCTTTACCCTAACTTAATTCCTCATATACCTAGTGAGAAAAACGAAAAAGTAACTAAAGCTATATTTACTAACGTAAAATACAAGCCTACAAAACATATTACATGTATACAACATATGTATAATGCTGGATATGTACATGGCTATAGACATAAGCATTTGTTACGTCTTGCTAGTTTATGGATTACTAAGTTTGGGTTTCCTAAAGAAGCAGTTATGAGCATGGCTAGAACTTGGAACAATTCATTGACACAACCATTACCTAACGAAGAGGTTAGTACAGTACTAAGAAGTATTACTACTAAAGATGGATACAATTACAGTTGTAGAGATGAAGTGCTTTCAAGATATTGTGATAGTAAATGTACCTTGTATAAATACAAAGACCTAGACGATAATGTAGCGGCATTTAACTCTAGTCAAATGGCACAAATATTACTAGAATCTTACACAGAAGACTTTACAAATAGGTCTTTTAACATAAAGGAAATATTTCCATTTATGACGCAAGATTATGTAATTAAATGTGGTGAATTAGTAGTACTTACAGGTGATACTAAATTAGGTAAAACTGCATTCTGGCAATACATTATTGCTAATGTAAATATACCTACTTTATTCTTATCATTAGAAGTACAAGCTAAACTGATGGCTAGACGTTTCTATCAAATAGCGTTAAACAAAAGCAAAGAACAAATTGAAAACATGTTCATTGCTGGAAATACTGACAAAATAGAAGAAGCAGTTAATAAACTAGAACATCTAGAAATTATAGATGCTAGTACTGCTCCTGATATAAGTCAATATGCTGAAATGATAGATAAACATGATGTTAAAATTATCGTTGTAGATACTTTAGACGTTGTACAAGCTAAGTTTGCTAAGAAAGAACCATTGCAACAACAAATATATATAATCAATGCTCTAAAAAACCTTGCTGTCGAAAAAGACATTATCGTACTTGCAGTTAATCACTTATCAAAAAGTGCAAGCTACAGACATAAAGAAGGTGAAGAACTAGATGTATATAGTGCAAAAGGAGCAAGCGATGTAGCACAAAAATCAGATAAAATTATTGCTTTTATGGGTAATAAACAAAGCAAGAAACGTAAGATTAAATCTCTTGCGTCTCGTGACGAATCTGATTTCGAAATAGTTACAGCATTTAACTGGAAAACGTTTAGTTTTTCTAAATATGCTTAACAAAAGAACCATAAATAAGGGGAGTTTAATAGCTTCCCTTATTTACAAAACAAAAGGAATACTATGAAAGAGGCAGTACATTTTACTATATTAGGTGTACCAATAGTCAGAGTCGTAAAACGAATAGATGGAGAAGGTGATAACACATATCATAGTAATAGAATAATATTGTTTAATTTGTTTTTATTTGGTGCAGGTTACGCATCACAAAAAGAAAGTGAACATATACATTTTAACATAGGAATTACAAAGTTTGAATTGCTTTGGAGTTTCTGTATAAGAAAAAGGTGGTTATTATGAAAATATACCCTAATTTAAAATCAACAAAAATGCAGCAATTAATATCATTACTAGCAGATTTAGAACATACAGATAGACAACGTATGTCTAGTGATGGTCAAGAAATACTTGATAATATATTTGAATTATTAGGTATGCCTAAACATGCTGATGTTATTAGAAAAAACGAGGAGGAAGAATAATGGCTAAACACGAATGGAACGTAACAAAACAAAAAGCTGGTTCTGAAATATGGGTAAGCAACGCTTATGAACAAATATATATAGGTGAAAACTATGCTAACACCACTCAAGAACGAGTTAGAAAAACAGTTCTTATAGCACATATCTGTAAAAACGCATTAAATAAGGATAACCCATATGATAAATAAAGAAAAGTTAATAAAAAAATTAATAGATGCATACGAAGATTATATAATAGAAGCTTCTATTAATATCCCAGTAGACCACATATTATTAAATCATCCAGATGGTGCAGAATTTGGAGTTGTGCAAACAGACCTTGGTGCAAAATTAAACAACTACAAAGATGTAATTAACACTTTAAAATTCTGTTTGTTAAACGAAGAACGTTTTCCATTAATAAGGCATTCATATGTCGAAGAAACAAAAGAAGAAATGAAAAACGGAGTAAACGACATGTTTGATTTAATGTTAGATAACGAACATCCAGCAAACAAAAAATCATGAGTGGCGGCAGAGCAGCAAAACAAAAAGGCAATCGAGTAGAACGAGAATGTGTCAATTTAGCTAAAGAATTTGGCTTTAATTCACGCAGAGCTTGGGGGTCTGATGGTAGGTCACTTGGATGGCATGAAGAAGTAGATATGACTATAGATAAACAAGGTGATTCTGTACCATATAAATTTCAAGTTAAAGCTCGTAAAAAAATTGGTGAACTTTATAAACCTTGTGATGATGTTTATGGACAAATCATAAAGGAAGATAGAGGAGAACCATTAGTAACAATACGTTACAAAGACTTCTTACTCCTGTTAAAAACAATAACAGGGTAGAAGATAACTATTTAATTAGTTAGCAATACAAATTAATCTTAAATAAACGTGAAAGGATTCTATTTGTATGTTGTTGTTAATTAATAAATTAGTTGACTACAAATGAAGAGGTGGTGCTGGTTGGCGAAGAACTATGTACCACCTCAAAAACAAAAGGAGATAAAATGAATAAACTAATCCAAACAGAAATAGAAGATATAACTAGTATCTTAAACCATGTGGAAAGTTTTACGTCATGTCCTCACGTTAAAGATGCAGTTCCACTACTTAAAATAAAATACAATCGTGTAAAGGAATATATAAATGACTCATATCATAGAAAGCTTTTTGGCAAAGACTACTAGAAACGAAGTAACAAAAACAAAAGGACATCAAGGATGTGGATTAGAAAAAAAAGCAGATAAATACATTAAACATTGTGAAGAATGCAATAGATGTTGGGAACCAATATGTAAACCTAATAATTCTAAAAAACAATTTTTATGGTATGAAAACTTTCCTGCATACGGAAAAGGAAAAGAAACATGTCCAACATGTCTAAACAATACAAAACATTAGAAGAAATGTTATCTAAAGCAATAGATGGATACGATAAAATATTAACAACTAACGCAGATAGCGGCACACTTAAACGCATTGCTCAAGAACATTTAGATAAAATCATATGGAACAAACAATAGGAGTAAACAATGAACAAAAAACAAATAAAAGAAATCTTTAAAAACTATAAAGTACAGCTAGGTGCTGGTGCTTTAGAAGTTGTTGAAGATGAACTAAACCGTTATGTAAGAATAATGGCTGTTAACTGTAACAATGGAAACCTAAAAAGGCTTACCCCAGATACTATGTGGGTAGCTTTAGGTAGACATGAGTGATAGTATAAACAATGAGGTTGCTACGCTCATACAAGAACGCCTTGATAAAGGTGCAGAAAAGTATGGGCGTGACATACCTTTAACTGATAAAAGAGATTTCTTGCAAGAATCAATAGAGGAAGCACTAGATGGTGCTATATACCTTGCATGTTATCTCATACAAATAAAAAAGGGAATAAAATGAAACTAACATACTATGTTAAAAAGCAAATAGATAGTGAAGACATTACAGACATTAATATATATGGTGCTGCTATGGCTGATTATCCAGACTTATCTGACGCTTATATTGCAAACATTACCCATAAAAATGAGTCTCTTACCGCAGAAGACTGTGAATCGCTACAAGAAGAAAACGATGAATGGTTTTATGAGCTAGCTTTAGAAGCAGCAAGAGAACCATTTGTAACTAGTTTACCAGAAGGATACAAACATGGGATATAGGTCAGAAGTGGTAGCTGGTGTACCACTAAAAGATAAAAGAAAAGCACTAGCTATAATAAAAGAATGGGATGCTGTAGGTACAGGTATGCTTGATACCTTCTGGGATAAAAACCCAGATGGAACTAAAAAACCTCCTATGCCATATTTTTATATGCAAGCAGATTACTGGAAATGGTATAATAGTTATGATGAGGTAGATAAATTTGAAAAGTTTATACTAGCTGATAATGATAGATTCTTAACTTGCTTAGGAGAAGATGGAGCTCATCATACTAATTATGGAAATTCAACAGACCACGACATATACGTAATGTCAACATTAGCAGTAGAAGCTAACATTAAATGGGATAAAACAAAACGCCCTTAAATAACTGTAAAAAACTCTAGGTGAGTGTTGTATTGACTAGACTAATAATCTATCGATATAACGCTCCCTAGTGCCTAAAAACAAGCCCATAGTCGCCTCTGTTTACTTATCTTAAGTATTCAGTGTGCTGTTTTTTTGCACTATTGACTAATCTAAACCCATCCAGCCTCTAACGCTTTTAATAGCTCTTCTAGCTAATGGTTCTTGTCGTGGAGGGTCAGGCTCTATTTCACCCCTAGCAACTCTAGAATCATAATCATTAAAAGCGTATTTATATAAATCTTGATTTACACTGTCAGCAGCAGAATTGTAATAATCAGTATTTTCAGCTACTCTATCAAAATTAAATTGTGTATCATAAGGATGAATAGGATTTTCTTTTCTATAAGTTTGTTCATGCTGTCTGGTTCCATCTTCTTCTCCATACATTTTAATATTTTGACGCTTTGTTTTAAAAGGAGTAAATGGTAAGTAACCATTAAATACATCTCTGTCTAGTTTATCTAATAAATTTAGTTTAGGATTAAATTTATCTGCTAAATAATGATTAGGGTCAATATTTTTATGTTGTCTACCAAAATGTGCAAGTTCGTGATTAAGCGTTCCTGCTCCTGAACCACGTCTAAGAAAAGCTTCCCCAGTTTCAGCAGCAAACAAGCCTTGTGTATTTTCAGAACCTTGTATTTTATTATATAACTCTGGTCTTATACCACCATATACAGAAACCATTCTGTTATCAATAGCATCTTTTATATCACCAGAATAAGTGTTTCTACCTGACCTAAATTGTTGTGCATTGTACATATTTGGATTCCAAGAATTAAATGCTCTTTTTACAAACTCTTGGTCAAGCAAATGTGCTTGTTTTTCTATATCTGTTAATCCATTACTCATGTTAATCTCCTAATACTTCTTGAATGTCTTCAAATTGTTCTGTTCTACGTTTTACTCTGTCAATTTTAGATTGAATTTGATTAACAGGTAATCTTAAAAATATTTCGCCTGCTCGTTCTGGTTTATCTGCAAATTGAACAAGTTGTCTTATGCCTCTTCCAAATGGGAACATAGTGTAAGCTGTATAAGAACTAAACTTTTCCCAGTCGCCAGTTAGCAGTTCCCACGCAGCATCAGGTATTCTAGCAACAGGAGGTTTTAATAAATTTAATGCTCCTAATTTGCTACCAAAAAATGCCATTTCTTTTTCACGCTTATCACCATATAGACTATCTGCTATAGATTGTACTGTATCTAATGGAGGTGCTAAAGCAGTATCAAATATGCTAAACATAAATGCATTTGCTAAAGCAAACATAAACATATCTATCATATAAGTATTTTTAAATCTTTCATATTCTGGTGTGTTTTGTTTAAAGCCATATAGTTTAGCTTGCCTGTAATATTCTTTTCTTGTTCGTATTGAGTTCCAAACAAACAATTTAAACCTACCCAACACTTTACCAACAGCAGTCCTCATAAACGCAGGTCTTGCAGAGTTTTGATAAAGAAATTGAGTGTTCTCTATACCTTTCATAGCCATGTCAAAAACAAATGGGTCTGCTATTGATAACTCTTTACCTTCAACTCCAAACTTTTTAACTGTTTGCAATGCATGAGCAGTAAACGCATTTAATCTGTTTATGCGTTCAGAGTTTTGCATAAAAAACGAGCCATATTTAACCATTAAATCTTTTACACCATACCTATTAATAACTTCTATTGGTGTTTCTTTGCGATTAGCTTTATCTTTTATTGATAATATTAAATCACGTTTAAAATTAGCTATGTTTATTCCTGCTTTTTTTAATCCATTAGTCATTTGAGTGTTTATTTCAAATTCATTTTGTATAAAAGCATCTATAACACCTACTTCCTCTAAGTGCTTTAATAAATCTTTTCTATTCTTAGCAAACTTGCCATTATTTAATTTAACTACATCTTTACCATTGCTTGTTAATAACAAATCATATACTTGTTTGTTATTATAACTGCTAAACAAATTATTTAAACCTGCACTACCTGCAGTCATAGCATTGCCGCTAAGTACATTAGTAGCCCATGTGCCAGTATTAGCCAGTAAACTCATCAATTGGTACTGGGCTTCCATCCTACCTAATTCGTGTAGTTTACGACTAAAGTACTCTTTTCTTGCCTCTTTCCCTTTAGGAGCATGAGTAAAAAAGGGAGCTGACATGTTTTTCTTTTGATAAAACTTTTCAAATATACCTATAACGTTTTCGTCTGATGTTAAATAAAACAAGTTTCTTTTATCTTTTAATTTTAAAGGGTCTCTACCACTTAACATCCCAGATTGAAAATAAGATTGATGTCCTAGAATACTTTGTAAATATAATTTTATGTAATCTCCCCACACTTGAACATCATTTTTATATATACTATTTTGTAATCTTTTAGATTCTGCTTTACTAGGTTTATATTTTCTATTTTTATTTAACATGTTATCTATTTCATACTGACCTTTAATAGCTACAGCATTTTTATAATAACCTCTAATAACTTTATTAATGTAATCTAAAACAACTTCTGGTCTTTTATCAAAACCTGGGGCATTAGCATCTCTAGCTTTTAACACGCTAGCTAAACTACCTTGCTCTGTTAAAGATGATTTTAAATCTGCTTCTGTTAATATAGCAGGTTCTATTAATTCAGAATAACTAAAAAACTCTCCTGCTTGCATTAATTTATTTTCATTAGCTCTAACAAATTCTTTTGATACTTTTTCAGCCCTTTTACCAGCTTCTTTATCAGAAAGACCAGCTCCCTTAGCTTTTTTATAAGTAGTGTCATATACATCATTTGTTTTTTGTTCTAAGTAAAGTGCTATTTCTTTTCTAGAAATTTCATTATGTCCAAAAT